ATGGAGAAAATAATAAAATGGCAGCAGGAACTTACAATTTCACAGTAGAGCAAGGAACGACTTTTATACGAAGTCTATCCCTACAGGAGAACGGAGCAGCGATGAACTTGAGTGGGTACTCGGTCGCCTCGCAGATGCGTTCAACTCACGACTCAAGTACAGTCGTAGGCACATTCACATGCTCAATTGCTAGTGCTTCTGGTGGTACAATTAGTATGCTTATGCCCGCGTCTACTACAAGTGCTATAGAAGAAGGTATGTATGTCTATGACATAGAAATAACTAATAGTGGTGGAAGTGGTAGTATAAAAAGAATTCTTCAAGGAACGGTGACAGTAACACCTGAAGTGACAAGATAATGGCTATAACAGTCACAGTCACAGAAACTCCAACTTATGTAACAGTTAATGAAAATAATACAGAAGTAACACTTAATCAAAGTGATAATCCTATAACAGTTACTACAAGTACAGACTTAATCACAGCTTTAGGATTTGCATCCGACGTAACATACACAGAACATAACACTCTGCCAGGAGGTAGCGTACAAGCAGCTTTAGAAGAGTTAGCAGACCAATTTTTTAGGCAATCAGCCACACCCTCAGGAGCAAATCTCGCTGAAGGAGATATGTGGTATGACACAGCAAATGATGAACTAAAAGTTTATCGAGAAGTAAGCACTAGTGTTTACGAATGGCATACAATTGCCGCAGCGGGGGGAAGCTCCCCGACTATGAATACCTTAGATGGTGGTTCATTCTAGGATAATACTATGGCAGTAAATATAATTAAAATTAAAAGAACGACAGGGGCAACTGCACCTGCGTCTTTAAACGCAGGAGAACTAGCCTTTTCAGGTGGAGCTGGTACTCAGGGCAATATGGGCCAAAGATTATTCATTGGAGACCCAGCAAATTCAAACGCAGTAACAGTAATTGGTGGTAATTACTTTTCTAATTTACTAGACCATCCACATGGTACTACTACAGCAAGTTCAGCTTTAATCGTAAACGCAGCAAAGTCAACTTCTGAACTAAGAACACCAGCATTATATTTAGGAACCTCTGGAAACGATACTTTAGTTACTTCTACAGCAGCAGAACTAAATGTGTTAGATGGAATTACAACAAATGTAACAGAATTAAACTATTTAGATGGAACTTCTCTAGGAACAGTAGTAGCAAATAAAGTAATTGCTGTTGATGCAAATAAAGATATAACAGGTTTTAGAAATATTACTCTTACAGGTGAGCTAGATGCAGCGACTCTCGATGTGTCTGGAAATATAGATATTGACGGAGTTGCAAACTTAGATAATACAGATATAGACGGCTCTCTTACAGTAGATGGAGCAGTAGATTTAAATACTACTACTATGGATGTAGACGCAAGTGGTGCTATTACTATGGACACTACTGATAGTACGAATGGTATTAAAATAGGAGCAGGAACAAGCACACCAGTAACAATTGGTCATACAACATCAGAAGTAACAGTTGGTGATAATTTAAATGTTACAGGTAATTTAACAGTAAGTGGTACTACTACTACTGTTAATTCAACAACTGTTGAAATAGCAGACCCAGTATTTGAAATGGGTACATCAGGAAGTGATGATAACTTAGACCGCGGTATAAAAATGAAGTACAACGATGGTGCAGCTAGAATTGCATTTATGGGGTACGATGATTCAGACGGCAAATTCACAATGATACCAAGAGCCACAGATACAAGTAGTGTCTTTAGTGGTGATATTGGTACTTTAAAAGCAAACTTAGAAACAGATGATACAGATGGCATATCTATAGGAGGTATAGTACCTTTCTTAAAATCTGGAGGAACTTTAAAATTAAATAATATAAGCGGCATAGATGCTACTACAGAAACAACTTTAGAAGCAGCTATAGATAGTTTAGCTAATCTACAAACAGTAGGAACAATAACAACTGGTGTATGGACAGGGACTCCTATAGGCACTAGTTATGGTGGAACAGGTTTAACTACTCACGGGTCATCAGGACAAATACTAGTATCAACAGGTTCTGGTTTTCAAATGCAAAATATAGATGGTGGTACATATAGCTAATGACCCAAACAATCAAATTAAAAAGAAATACTACAAATACTACTGCACCAACAGGTGGAGATTTAGTAGTAGGAGAAATAGCAATCAGCGCAGTTGATGGCAAAATTTATATCAAACGAACAGATAATGTTATCAAAGCAATAGATGCTTCTGAAGATGATGCAATAGCACTTGCAATAGCACTAGGATAAAATAATGGCAAATACATTTAAAAACGCTGCTATCGCAGCTACAGGCACAAGCTTAACAGATGCTTATACAGCGGGCAGCGGAGTTACAGCTACAGTAATCGGATTAACTTGCGCGAATATTTCAAGCACGGATCCCATACTTGTAGATATAAAATTCTATGATGCTTCTGCAAATAATAATTTCTTTTTAGTAAAACAAGCCCAGGTATATAGAGGTGGTGCACTTGTAGCTGTAGGGGGCGACCAAAAGCTAGTATTAGAAACTGGCGATAAAATTAAAGTGTCCTCAGACACAGCAGCATCGATAGACACTATCGTATCAGTAATGGAGCAATCATAATGGCGTATATAGGCAAAAGACCAGTAGATACTTTTCCAGCAATAAATGCAGTAACATCAGCACTAATAGCAGAAAACAATATCACAGCAAGAGAAATAGCATCAGGAGTCATTAGCACTTCTTTATTAGCTGCAAATTCAATTACTGACACACTTATTGCGGCAAACTCAATAGATGCTTCAGAAATAAAAACAGATGCAGTAAGAGGCTTGCAAATACAAGATGATGCTGTAACAGCTAATCATATAGCAACTTTGACAGACCATGTATTATTTAATGATAACGCACAAATTAAATTAGGTACTTCTCAAGATTTGTCAATTCATCATGATGGCAATCATAGCTTTATCACTGATTCAGGTACTGGTAATTTAAGAATACAAGGAACAAATTTAGCTTTACAAAATGCAGCTGGTACAAAAAATTACTTTATAGGTTCAGATGGTGGATCTGTAAGTTTATACCATAACAACATTGAAAGATTGCAAACAACAAGCGCAGGTGCAACAGTTACTGGCGTACTTACAGCAACAGTTACAGGAGATGTGACAGGAGATTTAACTGGTACAGCATCAGCTGTAGCAGACGCCGCAGTTACTTCAGCTAAGATAGCAACTGGAGCAGTACTTACATCTAAGATAGCAGACAATGCTGTCACATCAGCTAAAATAGCAGATGGCTCTATAGGCCCAGTTCAACTAGCGGCAACTGCAGTATCAGCAGGTAGCTATGGTTCAGGCTCAGCTATACCTGTATTAACTATAGATGCCGACGGTAGAGTTACAGCAGCTTCAACAGCAGCTACAAGTAGTATATTAACGGTTGCAGCAGACTCTGGGAGCAATGACACAGTTACAGTAGGAACTGACACATTCACAGTTGAAGGTGGTAGTAATATAACTACTACTGTATCAAACAATAAAGTAAGTATAGCATTAGATGCTAGTCCTACAGTTACAGGTAATTTAGTAATTGATGGTAACTTAACAGTAAGTGGTACAACTACAACTGTAAATACAACAAACATATCAGTAGCAGATCCATTAGCTGTATATTCTTCTGGAGAAACAGGAACACCGAGTAAAGACTCAGGTATAATTATAGAAAGAGGAACTGCAGCAAACACAGGTTTTATATGGGACGAAAGCTCTGATAGATGGAGTGCAATCAATACATCAGAAGATGGAACAACAGCAGGTAATGTTACTATTACATCTTACGCAGACATACAAGGTGCAAACTTTTATGGTAATGGAGCAAACTTAACAGGTGTTGTTTCTACACTATCCGCACTAACAGACACAGCAATATCATCACTAGGTAGTGGTAATATGTTAATCTATGATGGAACTAATAGCTGGGACAATGTAGCCATGTCAGGCGATGCAACACTTGCAGCAAATGGTACAATAACAATAGCTTCCCAAGCAGTAGAAACAGGTATGATAGCATCTGGAGCAATCACTTCAGGACTACTAGCAGCCAACTCAGTAACAGCAGCAAAAATACCAAACGGTAGTATATTAAATGAACACTTAGCAGATGATGCAGTCGGAGCAGATGAACTAGCAGCAAGTGCAGTCGTAGAAGCTTCTATAGTAAATGCAAGTGTTACTGGAGCCAAGATAGCAGCTAACACAATCACAGTAGCTAACATAGCCGATAATGCTGTAGACGCAACCAAAATTGCATCAAATTCAATTCTTACTAGACATATTGACGATAATCAAATCACAGGAGATCAAATTGCTGACGATATAGTACTCAGTGGTACTGGGTCACTAAGAGTGCCTGATGGGACAACCGCTCAAAGACCTGGAAGTGCAGCTCTTGGAATGGTCAGATTTAATACTGATAATAATTTATTTGAGGGATACTCTGGTAGCTGGGGAGGAATTGGCGGTGGAGAGTCAAACTTTACGACTCAAACTTTCACAGGTGATGGGTCTCAAGCTTATGTAGATTTAAGTCAAATACCGAATAGCGAAGATAACTTAATGGTATTTATCGAAGGTGTATATCAAAATAAAACAGACTATGTACTAAGTGGTGCAAGAATTACTTTTGATACTGCACCAGCAAACACTAGGACTATAGTAGTTCACCACGTAAAAGCTCTTGTAGCTGGTGGAAACACGAACATTAATACTTATAATAGCTCAACAGCAAGTCCAAACAACGTTAATGGTAGCAGAGTAGCCTTTGCTCTTTCATTAGCCCCAATTACAGAAAACAATACACAAGTATTTATAGATGGTGTATATCAGCAGAAAGGAAGTTATGCTACCTCGGGTACTACAATAACATTCTCAGAAGCACCACCTTCAACATCAACCGTAGAGGTAATGATATTTACTCAAACAAGTATCAATGTACCTACTGATGGTAGTGTTACACTAGCTAAAATAGCTGACCAAGGTACAGACGGACAAGTTCTAACATCTACAGGAAGTGGAGTAGCTTGGGAAACTGCAGGTGCAGGAAGTAGTGTTGCATTTAAAACTTTTGGTACTAACTCACTTATGGTGGGAGATACTACTACAGGAACAATAGATGCTGCAGACAATAATACTGGATTAGGAGTAGATGTTTTTGCTTCTTTAACTACAGGTGATAATAATACTGCAATAGGTTACAAAGCAGGAACAAGTCTTGCTAGTGGTGATAGTCACAACACTTTTGTAGGAGCTAACGCAGGAGAAAATAGCACAGGTTATGGTTGTATGGCTATAGGGTCAGACGCATTAAAAGGCTGGGGTGGTGCTAGTTATTTGACTGCTATAGGTTATCAAGCACTTGGTACTAATAGTGGCAACGACTCAGTTACTAGAGATGTAGTTGCTATAGGTAACTATGCAATGCAAAATTTAAAAGATTGGTCTGCAGTACCTAGTGTTGGGGGTGACTCAGTAGCTATAGGTGCATACTCCCACCAAGGAACAGCAGATACATATGCCTATAGAAATACGGCTGTTGGTTTTAAAACGCTACAAGCAGTAACAACAGGTAATACTAATACTGTGTTAGGATACCAAGCTGCAGCAAACATAACAACAGGTAGTCAAAACGTAGCTATTGGCGGACAAGCTTTATATGATTTGGAGACTACAACTTCATTAACTGCAGTAGGATTTGGTGCTATGACGAATACTACAGGTGGAACTGGTAGTTCGGCTTTTGGTGATAATGCTCTGTGGCAGCAAACTACAGGTAATACTAATACTGCAATAGGTTCAAATTCTATGGGTTCAGCTAATGTAAGTTATGGCAACACTGCAGTTGGTCAAACATCTTTGAGCGCTTTAACCACCGGTAGAAACACTGTAGCTATAGGTCAAAATTCTGGACAGGTTTTTACAACAGGGTTTAATAGTATATTTATAGGACAAGATACACATGCTTCAGCTAATAATGTTGATAATGAAATTGTTATAGGAAGTAAGCGAAATGGTTATAGTACTGTTGATATAGTGGGTAAAGGTAGTAGCACAGGATTTATAAGTCCAGGTGATGGAGGAGTTTACCAAGGTAATAACTCATCATCTTGGTCAACAACTTCTGATAGAAGAATTAAAAAGAATATAGAAGATAATACTACAGGTCTTGAAGCTATTAAACAAATACAAGTTAAAAACTTTGAATACAGAACTCAAGATGAGATTACAGATTTTGAAAACCCAGCTTCAGCAGTAGTAAGAAAAGAAGGAGTACAACTAGGAGTTATAGCGCAAGAAATAGAAGAAATTTTGCCTGATGTTGTAAATGAAGAATCAACAGGAGTTAAATCCGTAAATCCAGACAACATTACTTGGTATTTAGTAAATGCCATTAAAGAACAACAAGCACAAATAGAAGAATTAAAAAAGAAGGTAGGAGAGTAATATGGAACAAACAGTAACTAGTATTTTAACAGCAGCAACAGATAATGTAAATGTTATCACTGAAATTAATGGATTATCTAGTATAGAAAGTACACAAGTAACTCAAGCTCAACTTAATGAAATAGTAAAAAATCATGTAGAGCACTTAGAATCAGTTTTAAGAAAAACACCTAAAGATGAAATAGATAATACACCAGATGTAGTAGGTTGGGCAGGTGATAAATCATCTTATACAAATGCAATCTCTGTAGGAAAAGCTTATATAGCAGACAATTCTTAAGGATATAAATGGCACTCACCAAAGTATCAAGTAGTCTAGTATCAGACAGCGCAGTCACATCAGGCAAGATAGCTGACGGTGGAGTCGCGACAGCAGATATCGCAACCAATGCAGTTACCTCAACGAAGATAGCACAAAATAGTATTCTTACTAAACATATAGATGACGGTCAAGTCACAACAGACCAACTTGGAGCAGATGCAGTTACAGCAGCTAAAATAGCTGACGACGCTATCTCAGAAGAACATCTAGACATAACAGTCATAACATCACTTACAGCAGTCACAGCAGCAACAGGCGATTTGCTTATGGTTGCAGATGTGAGTGATTCAAACAATTTAAAGAAAATTCCAGTAAGTTCTATACTAGCTGGTACACATACAGGATCAGTAAACACTTCAGGAACTATTTCTAGTGGTGCTATTATTTCATCTGGTAATCTTCATGCAGGTGATGGCACAGACATTAATATGGATAGTTCTGGTAATGGTCAGTTAGAAGTTGATGGAGATGGTTATACAGGTGCTATTGCTTTAAATGGCTCTGCTATGCATATTTATCACAATTCAAGTTCTAGGAATTTAGTTTTAGGAACAAATGAAACTGCAAGATTAACAATAGGTGGTAGTGGTACTTTTAACTTTGAATCTAATGATTTAACATCAATTGGAACTATTAGTTCAAAAAATATAGTTGTTTTAGCTGATGGTACAAGTTCTACCAATATTCAAATAGGGCAGAACTCAAGCAGTAATCATTATGCTTATATTGATCTTGTAGGTGATAGCACTTACCCAGACTACGGTTTAAGACTTCTTAGAGGCAATGCTGGTGCTAATTCAGTTTCAACAATTTATCATAGAGGCACAGGTGATTTTATTATTGAAGCACAAGAAGCTGCTCCAATAATTTTAAGAACAGGGGGAGCAACCGCTCTAACATTAGATACCTCAGGCAACGTTGGTATCGGTGTCTCGTCCAACCTTTTAGCAAAACTCCATATTGGAGGTGCGCCAATAGGTAACGCAGGCGCTCTTG